ATACTGCTCAAACTTGTTCGCATACAGTCTCATGTGTGTCAGGACTGTACGGGAATTGTCCATGGCGATCATGCGGATCCCATCCTTGTCAAACACCAGGCTCATCTCCACCAGCATGGACTTCAGGCCCTCGGCGAGGGTGCGGATGGGCGACGTTTGCACAGTCTTGGCAATCACCAGGTCGTCGGAGCTCATTTATGTATGATTGAGGCTCGGTGTCTAAGTTCTTCTACGCGTCTTCCTTCGCTTCAGTCCAGCAGGAAGGCAGTTAAAGAACTCTCCTTTTCTGTTCATGCGGTAGTCGTAGACATCATATCCCGGATAGCACTTCTTTTTTGCAGCTGCGAGGCGTTGCTTCAGCGTCCGACGACGGGTCACCATTAATCAGTGTAGGCAAAAATTGCCAAAGAGAATAGACTGAGACCGATTGCCAGCCATTTGAGACCCTTGATGCTCTCTCCAAAGAAGAACACACCGGTGAGCGTTACCAAGATGTTGGATGCCAAGTTCCAGATCAAGTTTGTCACGACCATGTTGGAATGCGTCATCGCCTTCAGGAAGACATACGGTTCAAACGCATACAGCAAGGTAGCAACTGGAAATCCAACCGCATACGCCAGCTTTCCTTGGTCCACCCGTTTCAGTGTTCCCATCATACTGATGTCAATCAGAGCCATCACGGTTCCAAAGACGATTGGGAGCATATCAAACTTGCCCACCTTCCAGTGAATTGACTTGATGAGTCCGTCCACAAAGTCCTTCATTACTTCTTCACGAGGAAAGGAAGAAAGAAGAGAACCACGATTCCGATCAGGACCACAATGTCAATGGTGCGCACAAGCTTCTGCTCCTTCTCCGGCAGCTCCATAAAGGCCTTCATGTACTCCGGCGGCTTAGCCCAGCCCCACATCCATCCGAGAAACGTGGGCTTGAGCCGGTCTTTGCAATCAAAGATCATGTCATACCACGCAAGGGAAACATACGCAACACACGCCAACATGAATGCCATGAGAATACGGTGAGACAGGGCCTTAAAATGGGGCATCCAGTACACAATCAGCACAAACAGGGAAAACACTAAGCACTTTGGGTTAAGTGTGAGGTGCGTTCCAAACAATCCACCGCCCATTACTTGGTATAGGTAATATAAATCAGGGCGTACATGCCCAAAACCGCCTCCAACGCAATAACGCGATAGGGCAGAACCAGGTCATTCAGTTCGGCCAGCAGAACAGTGAACATGATCATCAGGGAATCCGCAAACAGAATTGTGAATCCACCTTCATCTGCATAACTCTTGAAGACATCAATCATACTGTTCTGCCCCTGAGGGAGACCCCGAATCACAACAAGGTAAAAGAAGACATCGTGAAGTAGCTGAACAAAAATCGCAGCCACCACCAAGGCAAGACCGTATGCATTGGGGAACAGAAGAGTTGCGACCAGCACACCGAGCATAAGACTAAAGACATCGGCGGCTACAGCGGCCACCCCGAACTTGTCATACCAAAGCTTGAGAGCACCTGTGGGAGGCAGAAACGAAAGGTGCTGACCAGGAAGAACCTTGGTGATCACCATGACGATAAAGTCCACCCATGTTGCCGCCGCCAGAAGGGAAATCAACCGCATTACTTCTTACGCTGGGTTTTTCCGTGAGACATGCGGGCCGACTTCTTACGCGAGACGATGCGCCCCCACTTGTTCATCTTCAGGTCGGCCTTTGTCAGACCGCCGCTTGTGTGGTGAGCCGTTCCGTGCATGACTTGAGCACGAGATCCAATCGCGTGCATTTATATCTACAAGCGAAAATTTGGATTGAAGAGGATGCGGGCACCGTGAGATCGCAAGCATTTCTGAAATGGATAGTGTTCGCAGCAAGATATGTTGTCTGCAACACCCGAGTATCTGCAGCACGGGCGCAGGATTGAGGCCTTGGAAATCATGGCTACATTGAACGCGCCATCGACATACATGGGCTCCTTGACGCCATGCATGTAGTCTTTGAATTTCTCAATGGCTTCGTACGTGGCCTGTTTTTGCGTGTACTTTCCGCTTCTGATTAGTTCGTAGTACCTTTGCCAACAATCAAACTCAATGACACCCGGAACTCGCAGCGCCCATATATCGTAGTATCCACCGTACCCATTTGCCGTTACCACATCCCATTTATCCTTCATTTCAAAGCACGAATCAAAGGACTCCTTCCTGACCGGATGTGTGAAGACATCGTCCAAGTCAACCATCATGAAGTAGTCAAACCCAGGCGGAATATGATGCAACAGCGTATTCCGAATGTGCGCGAGGCGGACTGTTCGACCAGGAAATCGGGCATTCAGGTTTGATTCGCTGATAACCTGTCGATGAACGTTGTGTTCCCGCAAACTCACCCACTCCATCAACATTTCATGAGTACGATCTGTTGAATCATTCTCGTAGATGACAACTCTACACTCCTTAAACCACGAGGATACAACATCCAGGTTGGCAAGAACAGCCGGTAGAAACGGCTCAGAGTTCTTGCAAGCCCCGAGAATACAAAGCGTCGATTGTTCCATTATACTAATAGATTACATACTCTTCCGTATTGCGTACGAAACACATCCATCCAGCCCTTTGGCACATATATACAGACCTCTTTGCGCACAGAACTCATCTACCGCTTGTTTCACTCCAAACGCCCACCGTGTCCTAGCCTTGTTCATGTTCATTTCGTAGTCATGGCCCATTATGAATCCACCCTTCTTCACTTTGTTAAAGGACGTTTGCAAGTCGCGCTTGCATGCCTCATAGGAATGGTCGGCGTCCAAATACACCATGTCAAACGTTTCATCAGGAAACGAATTCAGTGACGCAATACCGTCGCCCTTTATCACCTGAACAGTGGACTTGGACTTGAAGTGTTCTCTCAAGTTCATATAACATTCATTCAGATCAACATATTCAAAGTTATTACCATCCTGATCTCCTGATCCCATCCTGCCCTGGAAGAAGTCTATCATAACATACATTGACGGGGAAATCAGGGACTCAATCTTTTTCGCCATGTCTCCCTTGAATACCCCTAGCTCACACACAGAACCACCTATCGGGATCATGTCGCGTATCATATCAATGCGAGTATCGTATTCAACGGGCTTGAAGTATCGTTCGCAATGACCCTTGATCTTGTGCTTGGCGTCCTCTGTATAGGTATAATGCTGCAGTCTAGCATCTTCAAACTTAGGGAAGGTATATAATACGTTAATATCGCTAGGAAGTTCACATATGGTTATGGCATTCTCCTCTAACTCGTCATTCAGATAGTACTGTTCATAACTAGGCCATTCTCCCGGTGCGTGCTTATCAAATACAGATGTTGTAAACGCAGCGCATTCCTTGGGAATTCCAATCAAACCGCCATTGTACTTGAACGAAGGCCTCCACACTTCATTGGGTTTGTGCTTTGCATGACTATCCCAAGCGAAGCACAGTCTCTTCATATCAAAATCGCAAATCACATTTACATTTGGTGATCTAGGCAGTAGATCTAGGTCCCAACATAGAATGAAATCGTAGCCGGGCAGAATAGAGTGTGCCAGCAATTTCCACCATGAGGGATGAGATTTCTTAAGATCAATGCCCAAGGGGGTTTCCATAACAAAATGATACGGTATGCTATGCCGACTAAAGTAGTCTTTAAGAACTTTTGATGCGTCCTCCTTGTAGAAGATGTCACCGACGGCCAATACCATCACACAGTATGAAATAGAGGTCATAGTGATTTAATCTAACGGAACATTTAACCCTATTTACATAAAACGAGACAAAGTAGTTAATGAACCGCACCGCCGTCATCACTGGCATCACGGGTCAAGATGGATCGTACCTTGCTGAACTCCTGCTCAGGAAGGACTACAAGGTTGTAGGCATTACTCGGAGATCCTCAACTCCGAACACCACTCGTATCGCACATCTGCTAAGCAACCCCAATTTGCGACTGGAGCAGGCTGATCTCGCGGATTCGGCCTCCCTTGCAAATGTATTTGCAAAGCTCCATTACACTGACCGTATTGAGGTGTACAACCTTGCTGCTCAGTCTCACGTGGGCACCTCCTTTTCTCAGCCTGAGTATACGGCCAATGTGGATGGGCTTGGACCGCTCCGTATTTTAGAGATCATTCGCCAGCAGGCTTTGGTGGGCAAGACACGATTCTATCAGGCATCCACGTCAGAACTTTACGGCAAGGTTCAGGAGACACCACAGACCGAGACGACACCATTCTACCCTCGCAGTCCATATGGCGTGGCAAAAATGTATGCCCACTGGATCGTGAAGAACTATCGGGAGAGCTATGGAATGTTCGCGTGTAGCGGCATTCTGTTCAATCACGAGTCGGAGCGACGTGGAGAAGACTTTATCACTCGCAAGATCACCTTGGCAATTCCTCGTATTTACTCGTCGGGAATGACGCTTCAACTCGGAAACCTTGATGCCAAGCGCGATTGGGGACATGCACAAGACTATGTATATGGAATGTGGCTGATGCTTCAGCAGAACGTTCCAGATGACTTTGTTTTGGCAACCGGCGCGGTGCACTCCGTTCGCGAGTTTGCCACGCTTGCGTTCGCTGCAGCAGGACATACGATCACATGGCAAAGAGCGGGCGTTGATGAAATTGGCGTGGATGAGACTGGGCGTACGGTTGTGCAGGTCAACCCCGACTTTTATCGTCCAGCCGAAGTGGACTTGCTCGTTGGAGATTCATCCAAAGCAAGGACGCAGCTTGGGTGGGCACCAACCGTCTCCTTTCAAGAGCTGGTCACTCGTATGACGGCGGCGGACAGTAAAATCCATAAGGATCAGGATTAATCTTCTTGAAGATCTCAAGATACGTGAGACCATCGCAGCGAATTTGCTCAGCCGCCGCAGTGTCCACGCAGTTTAGATCCGCCCACCAATCCTCGAAGGCTCCATACTTTTCAGTAGGGCTGTCGGGCATGACCACATCTGCGCAAATGAGCGAGTACCCGTGATTTGTCAGAACCTCGCGAATGTAGTCGCGGGTCGCAGTGCCAAACCTATACCGATCGTGCTCAATCGTCATGGTCGCAAAGCGAATCTTGTCCCAAGGGAAGTGTGCCACCGCTGGCATGGTTGCCTCGTCGACATCAAAGGAGATATAGTCAATCGTGTTCTGCATAAAGGGGCACCTATTTACGACGTCGTCCCAGTTCACAGTTGTCACGTCTGTACAATAGAACAAATTCTTCCGCTTTCCAGCAAACTCCTGAGAGAACTCCTGGTAATCTATGGACAAGCCCGTCCATCCCTCCTTCTCAAGAGCATACGTGTTGTTATGGTACGTAGGGCGAAACGATCCGATATCAAGATACGTTCCTGGGCGCCTGATAAGGTGACGAGGAAAGACATCCTGACCGGCTTGACTCAATGAAAGTACTGGCATTTACCAATGTAGTGCCTGATCATTGTAAATTCTTGTGGCGGTTCGCAGATTTACCGACCTGTCCATACTTTCACAGGTACGCCTGGTTGGTGAAGCTGATACTCCTGAAATGTATACCCCCACCAGCGAGTTTGGCAATGAATACTGCCGAACAATGAAGGACTGTGAAAAAGGGTGGGGAGGCGTAGATGACATAGTAAGGCAAAAACCCTCTCCAACGCACATCGATCTTCGCGCCCACGAATGTGATCCACTAAGATCTCCAATGGAAGCGTATCCAAAAAATCAAGGGTGATTACACTCTGCACGCCAAAGCACCCGCACCATTGTGTAGTTTGAAAGAGGGTATTCATATCTGCATACTCTGGGAGTGCGGTCATTAATGTTTCAGTAGCCGAGCTCCTAGATATTCTATCGTCAAAGTGCCATAGAAACTTGACATCTGTAACTGCATCTGTCGGAATCGGTGCCGTCAAGAAAACTGAATCATGTAGAATAACGGTCTTCTTGAAGGACCGGTGCTTCTTCAGATAGAGATACGGAAGCAGTTCACCTCGTTTGGGATACTCAGACGCAACTACGATGCAATTCATTGGGGTATCACCCGTGACATACGTAGGATCACTCGCATCGTCAATCACGATAATTGGGGTGTTAGGGTAAAAGAGCCGAATACATCGACAAGACTCGATCCAGTATCGATTTGTGTCCTCTGACCTAACATGTCGGGTAAGAATGAACCCAAGATCCTCCATATCTAGTTACCCACGAACCACGCTATAAATCAGTCGTAAACGAACGCGATTGCCCCCAATTTGCCTTGAACTTGAATAGATCAAGTTTCGGAAAGTACTCAACTCTACGCAGAAGTCCCGTCTCATACGCATCAACATCTGGATGGACAATTATCTCAGGATCTAGAAGGACGCATGTGGGATCATGATCAAAAATCCAGTCTTCAGTTTCTACACATCGATGTTTGAGATGAGAAAGTTGATCAGGATCGTCCCCTTTCATTGAAGCAAGAAACGCGTGACTTGAGCGAATAACTGCGGATGTATAATACCCAATATTCATAGATCTGCCATGGGGAAGTCTGAGTTTGATCGATGATGCGGGTGTTAGAGTAGTTATTGCCTCAAAGAACAGTGGTCCTACCTTGCATGTATCGTGCAGGTAGAAATAGGATGTATATTTTTCGAAGAGCGGATATTCTACCACCGCAAGGAAGGCAGTATTGTCAATTGAATTATGGTTGGCTTTTACATACGTGATTCCATCCACCACTTCATGCGAGTAGGCATCGTGACCACCGACCACGACAACGACTTCAAAGAGATCAAACATCGATGCAGCTCGCATGCTCTCAATCAAGGTCTCGACGGCCTTCCCATTTTTGATGTACGAATTGACGAGAATACAGGGGTTCATATTATGTCTTAGACACAGACCATATAACGCCCGATAACGCAGGTGTCCCGAATATTTCGCTCACTGCATGTTTTACACCTGGCCAACTATCCATATAGTCATCGCCCATCAGTGTCCCACCGGGTTTCACGAGTGGCCAGTATGCCTTTATGTCTTGTTTCACCGGCTCGTATTCGTGGGCGGCATCAATATATACAATATCGGCATCTATCTTGTAGTACGCCAATACATCTGCTGCTTGCATACTTGACAGCGGCAAAGGCACAACAACATCGTCGTGTCCGAGCTTTTTCATGTTCTTTGCGAACGTAGTGAAAACGGTGGGCCATCCATTGACCATATTCAAGGATCCACCGCGCGTAGGATCGTTCAGTCCCCATGTCCAGAACTCGGGGGCGCCCAGCCACGTATCAATGCAGAGGATTGTAAAGTTTGTGAATCCATTGCTCTTCAGCGTACCTGCAAACGTAGATGCAGACAATCCCTTCCATGATCCGACTTCAATAATAACGAGGCGATCTGTCCTTGACCGAGTGGCTACCAGGGACGCAACCACCGTAGAAAAGTCGGGATCCATCCACCCCGAAATATCAACAGTGTGATCGGTTACGTCTAGGGCCGAATACGCATTGCTACGAAGCGTATCAAGGAAGTCCATCTATGTCCAATAACGACAATCAAAATCAACACGGATTTCCGTGCTCATTTTGTTTTTGATTTCTTGGCTGATTTCTTGGTTTGGTGTGCTGGGTACTTAGTTGCTGTACGCAAGACCGCCCATGCCGGACATGACGCGCAGCACGTTGTAGTTCACCGCGTACACGCGCACCTGGGCCGTGCGGCCAGAGCGCACCGTGTTCACGGACACCGTCAGCTGGAGGGTGGCCTTGTCGATACGCGAGAAGTTGCAGGTGCCAGACGGCTGGTGCTCCTCCGGCTTCAGGGCAAACGAGTACACGTTGATACCCTGGGTCGGCGTGCGCGTGTGGTGCTGG